GAGCATTGCGCGCGGTTCTACCCCATCGCGCGCGACACCCTCCTCCAGACGCACGCATGGAACTTCGCCTCGCGCCGAGCCTCGCTCGCGCAGGTCACCATGCCGTACACGATGTGGAAGTACGCATACGCGGTTCCCGGCGACATGATGACCGCCGTCGCCGTCCTTCCTCCCGAGGCGCAGAACGACTACGCGACGCGCTTCTCGCCGGCGGAATACCCGTACTACAACGCGAACTTCTCGCCGATGCTCGCCGCTGGGCAGTACGTGCCGCAGCGGTACTCCATCGAGACGGACACGCTCGGGAACAAGGTTCTGTACACCGACCAGGAGAACGCGCTCCTGCGATACCAGGCGCTCGTCAACGACCCGACCAAGTTCGATCCGCTGTTCACGATGGCGCTGTCGTGGCACCTCGCGTCCATGCTTGCCGGCCCGGTCATCAAGGGCGACCAGGGAGCTGCCGAGGCGAAGCGGTGCGCGCAGATGATGCTGCTGTACCTTCAGCAGGCGCGCGCGTCCGACGCGAACCAGCGCGACGTCAAGGTCGAACATATCGTCCCCTGGACTTCAGGACGCTGACCGATGCCAAGCACCCGGACGTACTATCGCTCGTTCGCAGGCGGCGAGATCAGCCCGGAGATGTTCGGGCGCATCGACGACGCCAAGTACCAGACGGGGGCATCGACGATGCTCAACTTCATCGCGCTCCCGCAGGGCGCGGTGGAGAACCGTCCCGGCCTCGCGTTCGTGCGCGAGGTGAAGAACAGCGCGTCCGCGACACGCCTTATCCCGTTCCAGTTCAGCCCGACCCAGACGCTGGTCGTGGAGATGGGAGCCGGGTACTTCCGGTTCCACACGCAGGGAGCGACTGTCGGGCCGGGGACGCCTGCCGCCTACAACGGCGCGACCGCATATGACGTCGGCGACCTCGTCGCGAGCGGCGGCGTGAACTACTATTGCATCGCGGCCACCACGGGCAACGCGCCGCCGAACGCAACCTACTGGTACGCGATGCCGGCGGGGATTCTCGAGATCCCGAACCCATACGCTGCGGCCGACCTGTTCGACATCCACTACGTGCAGAGCGGCGACATCGTCACGCTCGTCCATCCGTCCTATGCCGCGCGCGAGCTGCGGCGGTACGGGGCAACGGATTGGACTCTGACGAGCATCAGCTTCTATTCGCCGATCAACTCGCCTTCGCCAATCAGCGGAACCCCGTACCGTGGCGGTGCGCTCAACATCACGGCGGTAGCCATCGGCAGTCCGGGCATCTTCACCACGGTGACCGATCATGGATTCACGAACGGCGACGTCGTCTTCATCGGCGAGTTGACGTTCACCAACCCGAACACGATCAACAACAACTTCTATACAGTCTTCGGCGTAACTGCGAACACGTTCCAAATCAAGAGGTACGACACCGGACAGCAGATCAACACGGCGACACTCGGCGCATACGTCAGCGGAGGCTACGTTCAGGCTGGATCGACTGCGTACCCGAAGCAGACGTACCGCGTGACGTCGGTCACGGCAGACGGCCGCGAGAGTACGGACATCGATCTGCGATCCGTGTTCAACAATCTCGACGTCCCTGGTTCGTACAACCTGCTTTCGTGGTCGGCGGTATCCGGAGCAGCCTCGTACCGCATCTACAAGGAAACGCCCGGATTCATCGCTGCCCTGATCGGGACGACTACGAGTACATCGTTCGAGGACAACAACATCGCGCCGGATCTCGGAGTGACGTTCCCGAAGAACGACATCTCGCTCGACACGCAATATCCGAGAGCGGTCGCCTACTACGAGCAGCGACGGGTGTTCGCCGGCCCGAATGCGGCACCGCAGTCGATGTGGTTCACGGAGTCTGGAACCGAGAGTTCCATGATCTACCACACTCCGCTGCTCGACACCGACCGCATCAACATCAAGGTCGCCGCGCGCGAGAACAACACGATCCAGCACCTCGTCCCGCTCACGCAGCTGCTGGCGCTGACGAACGCCGCAGAATGGCGCGTCTCGCCGATCAACAGCGACGCGCTCACTCCGACCACGATCTCGGTTCGTCCGCAGTCGTACATCGGATCGAACAACGTGCAGCCCGTGGTCGTGAACAACGCGGTCGTTTACTGCGCGGCTCGCGGCGGCCACGTGCGCGAACTCGGCTACTCCTGGCAGTCGAGCGGGTTCGTCACGGGCGACCTGTCGATCCGTGCGGCGCACCTGTTCGACGACCTCGAGATCGTTGACATGTGCTACGCGAAGGCTCCGCAGCCGCTGCTGTGGTTCGTGTCAACGAGCGGCAAGCTGCTCGGGCTGACGTACATCCCCGAGCAGCAGGTCGGCGCGTGGCACCAGCACCAGACTGACGGCGCGTTCGAGAGCTGCACGGTCGTCTCCGAGGGCGACGAGGACTACCTGTACGTCGTGGTCAACCGCACCATCGGTGGTTCGACGAAGCGGTACGTCGAGCGCATGGCGTCACGCAACTTCGACGCGCTCGAGGATGCGTTCTTCGTTGACAGCGGCCTGACCTACGACGGCACGAACACCACGGCAACGACCGTGACCGTCACGACCGCGAGCGATTGGACGCCGGCGGCGACCCTCACGATCACCGCCAGCGCGACCACGTTCGCATACCCGGCCACGACCGATGTCGGCGACGTCATCGTCCTGACTGACACGGACGGCACCAAGTACAGGCTGACGATCCTCTCGACCACCTCCCCGACCGTCGCCACGGCGCGCGTTGACAAGACGCTCGGCACCGCGTTCCGGGGCGTCCCGACCGCGACCTGGGCGTGGGCGCGAGACACGGTCGGCGGCCTGTCGCACCTGAATGGCAAGACGGTGTCGATCCTCGGCGACGGCGCGGTGATGACGCAGCGCGTTGTGTCGTCCGGATCGGTGACCCTTGACCGTCCGGCGACCGTCGTGCAGGTCGGTCTGCCCTATCAGTCCGACCTGAAGACGCTTCCGATGATTATCCAGATGGAGGCGTTCGGGCAGGGCAGGAACAAGAACCTCAACAAGGCGTACCTGCGCGTGTATCGCTCGAGCGGAATCTTCGCTGGGCCGTCCGACACGAAGCTCATTGAGTTCAAGCAGCGCACGACCGAGCCGTATGGCTCGCCGCCGGCATTGCGAACCGAGGAGATCGGCATCGACCTGAAGCCGTCGTGGAACCCGGACGGATACCTGTTCGTGCGGCAGTCTGACCCGCTGCCGCTGACCATCGTCGGGGTCACGCTCGAGGTCGTAATCGGAGGCTGACATGGCACTACAGGCAGGCGCACAAAGTCCTCTGTACGGCGAATCCTCGACGTTCCTCGTCGGCACGGCAGATGCCGGGGCCGCACCGAGCTGGGCGAGCGGCGTGGCGCAGGGTCTTGAGATGGCCGGCCCAATCGTCTCGATCTTCGGTGCCGTCACCGGGGCCATCGGGTCGTTCTATGCGGCGCAGAGTCAGCAGAACCAGCTCCGTATGCAGGCGCAGAACCAGGCGTTCGCTGCGGAGATGGGCCGCGTCAACCAGCGCGCGGCGAGGTACACGGCCGCCGAGATCGGTCGCGCGGGGCAGGAGCGGACGAGCGCGTTCCTGGCGCAGCGGTCGCAGGCTCGCGCCGGCGCACGGGCTGCGATGGCGAGTCGCGGCCTTCAGCTCGGCGTCGGCTCCGCGAAGGAAGTCATCGCGAGCATGGACATCACGACGGAGATCGACCGCCTGTCAATGAGCGCGGCGAACGTGCGCGCGCAGGAGGCGGCGAAGCTTCAGGCGTTCAACATCGGGACGCAGGCGATGATGAGCGACATCTCCGCGCAGAACCTGCGCGCGTCCGCCAACACGATCTACCCCGGACTCGCCCTCGGGACGAGCCTGCTCGGAAGTGCCGCCGACATCGGCAGCATGTGGGCGCGCAACAAGCGCATCGAGGAACTCCTGTCCGGCGTGTCAACGCAGAGGCTCTGATCCATGCCGACCGTACCTACGACATTCGTTCCGCAGGTCGCACCGCAGGGCGGCGGCGACATCGGCCAGTTCGCAGCTCCCGGCGTCGCGCCGATGGAGAACCTCGCGCCGAGGCAGCAGATCGAGCTGGGGCGCACGATGACGCAGGCCGGCAACGTCGCGTTCCGCGTCGGCTCGAGCCTTCAGGACGCGCTCGACGAGGCGGCGGCGAAGGAGGCAGACGTCGCCGTCCTGACGCAGTTCGGGGAACTCTCAAGCGCCTACCTGTCAACGCAGGGGAAGGAATCGGAGACGCAGTTCCAGGCCGCGTCCGAACGCCTGTCGCAGATCGGCGCGACGGCGATGGACGGACTCCAGACCGAGACGCAGAAGCGCATGTTCGCGCCCGTCCTCGCGCGCAACATGGCGTCGATCCAGACGCGCATGGCCGGACACCGCAACGAGCAGGTCAAGAAGTACAACGTCCAGGAGGGCATCGCCCGTGGCGAGATGTACGCAGACCAGGCGGTCGTGGCCTATGCCAACAAGGACGCCATCAACCCGATGACGGGCCAGCCGTTCGGTCGCGACGAGTACGACGTCAACATCGGCGTCGCCCTGAACAGCATCCGCTCCGCTGCCGCCGAGATGGGCATTCCCGCCGACTCCGCGCAGGTGAAGCAGATGGAGCAGCGCGTGTACGACAAGGTCGCGACGGGCGTGGTCGGCGACCTGATGCGGCAGAACAAGTACGCCGAGGCGCAGGCGTTCCTCGACGAGATGTCGGGCGTTGACCCGAAGACCAACGACACGCTCCGCAACTCGGTGGAAGCGAACCGTAAGCGCACGACCATCGAGGAGCTGACGAACAGCATCCGCTCGCAGGGAGTGCTGAACGCCAAGAGCGATCCCGAGACGTATGGGCAGGTCGCCGGCGAGATGACCGCGCAGCCCGACACGCTGCGACAGGCGCTTGATATTGCGGACGGCATCGAGGACGTTGAGATGCGCCGCATGGTGCAGGCAAACCTGCGGACGCAGTTCGCGCAGGACGACGCCCTAGCGACGCAGGAGTACCGCACGCAGCTCGAGAACATCGAGCAGTTCCTCTCCGTCCCGACCAACGGCATCGGCGACGTCGACCCTATCGCGTGGGGCGCGCTGAAGCCGACCGACAGGGATCGCCTCCTCAAGGGAGAGAAGACCAGGAATGACGAGCGGGTGATGGATATCCTCTACACCGACCCGTCGAAGCTGACTCCGGAGTTCATGTCGGAGAACTACAACAAGCTCACGCCAGAGACGCGCCGCAAGCTGTTCGACATGCTGGCAAAGCCGAAGGCGATTCTTGACGCCACGGTCGACGCGCAGCAGGTCAACCGCACGCTCATCGACAACGGGCTTTCGAATCTTGCTTCCGCAGAGAAGGATGACAAGAAGAATTGGGAAGCATCCGTGATTCTGCGACAGAACATTCAGGAAACCATAGCGGCGAAGCAGAGTTCACTCGGTCGCATGATGTCGGATGCAGAGAAACAGCCGATCATCGACCAAGCGATCCTCCAGATGGGCAAGGTCAAGAGCAAGACGATGGGAATCGATTGGCTGTCGCGTGATCCGCAGATGCCGATTGCCGCGATGACCGCAGAGCAGCAGAAGAACGCATACGTCGAGATCGCCGGCAAGGAGATCCCGTTGCTCCAGGCGCAGGCCGAGATACTGGAAATCCCTGACGCCGATATTGAGAAGATCGTCCAGGCATTCAAGGACAACGGTCTTCGTCGCTGGACGCAGTTCGACATTCTCGAAGCGTGGTACGCCAAGAAGGGCAAGAAGTGATCGACGAAGACATCAACGAGCGCATGGCCCGACTCGTCCCCCAGCCCGGAGGCATCGGCGAGATGCCTTCGCAGATCCCGC